CATAGAACTTATCATGACCAAACCAGTAAGCGGTGTTATTAACTACGGCTACAGAGCGAGAGCTAAGGATGGAGATGTTGTCTGACAGTTCTTGTAAACCAAACACATCTGTTGTGCCTAGATACTGTAAGGAATTTAATGTTCCATCAGTAAATACTAAAATCTCTTGGCGAGTTGCTATAGCGCAAACAATCTCAGAACCCCTAGAAACACGGATAAACCCAGCAGAATTAGTGACTAATGGAGTCCAGACGTTAGCCTGACCTTGAGTAGCCCAGCGAATAAGCAAGGGGTCAAAAGTACCACCACCATAAGGCGTAGCACCAAAACACAGAAGGTGTTTGTCATTTTGGGATAGATATATCTGTTTTGCTTCTAGTGGAACATCTGCTGGCGCAACACCATCTATAGTAGTAGTAGATAAAAGGGTGGCTCTAGCTTGAACCCCATCAGTGTTTTTCCAATAATAAATAGCACCATTACGGACATTCATTACAAGGTCATTATCAAAGTTATTGAAGAACCAATCTCTTTGTATTAACACAACAGGCGTTACTGCACCAGAACCCCAAGTGCCACGACCCCAAACACCAGCACCCCAACCATACCCATAGGTGTCAATGTCATTACCTACGTCAATATCGTAATAAGCTGTAACGGTAGCACCGCCTTTTAAAGTATCAGATGCGGTTGCGTTTACCCCTACGTTTATGGTGTATGTCTTAGCGGTAGTGTCTACAGTTAAGATTGCATAACCAAACTCAGCATTTAAAACATTAGCTGTAATGTTGCCGCCAAGCGTTGTAGCTCCACCATAGGTTACATAGTTTCCTACTTCTGGGTTATAGGTGGTATCAGTTGAATAAGATATGCTAAGTACAGCAGAGCCTGTAGTAGCTGTAAACGGACCAGCAGCAGCTCCTAAGGTAGTAGAAGTGTGTTGTAGTGGAGTAATGTCGTAGAACTCTTCACCAGCCTCAATATATACCTTTTTACTGGTACCCATTGCTAGGTAGTTATCGCCATCCGTGGTAATCCAGTTAAACATCTGACGGCAAATACCAATCAGCGTAACTGTGCCATAGCGTAGCCACCCACCAATTTTCTGTGGATATCCAGAACGGAAACGGATTTTGTCGCACTGATGCCAACCACCTTCGTTGGTATAGTTTGTTTGATCTCTGTTAACGCCTGGTTTAAATTGTAGCTTTTGTAATGGCATTCGGGTTTACCCTAATATGGATAGAGTTTTGGCAATTTTGGCTTTACGGTCTTCTAGACCAATTAAACCGCCATTGATACGTTTAGTCATTGTCTCAATATCTGACGCATCTGCCAAGTCGTTTAAACCTCTTTTCCGCCAAAACCAGCCAGCAGACAAAGCCGCATACTTAGGCTCAATCAGAAGAGTAGGATTTCCAACAAGATCAATACCAAGAGCAGTTCCGCAATTCGCATAGTTTTCCTTGCCAGTTAACTGTATAAGTCCTCTGCCTAAAAACTTAGAAGCCTCTTCTTCACTAGTGTTACCTAGTCTGCCGTTATAAACCTTACCTGCTATTTTAGCTGGATTACGGGCATATTGGTCTGCCAGCTCTTTGGTAGGAAAGCGGCTGGGCCAAGTCTTCATCAGACCTTCAGCACTGTAATTCAAGTTTTCCTGCAAGGTCTTAAAATTACCAGACTCATGGGCACATTGCCCAATGAAACAAGCCTGACGAACAGGCGTAGAAATATCGTACTTAGCAAAAGTTTCTTCTAAAGGGGCAAGCCATTTGTGGTCTATGCCTAGTTTGTCTAGCTGGTCATACGTCATTTTTTTAGGTTAGCCATGATGCGTGTACCAAATAAGAAACCAAAGGCTATGTTGGCGGCTTCTATGCCAATTCTTTGAATTTCAGGGGTTACTGATAAAAACAATGTACCAATACCCATTGCAATCACAAATAATGCCCCCAAATAACGACTAGAGGCTCTCAGATCAATGACCCATTGGCTAGGTGTACCGTAGGGGTTATCTAGCGCAGCAATGGCTTGTAGCTTGTTTATTTCGTTGTTGTCCATCTTGATCTGCTCATCTACAGAAATCGGCTTTACACCGCCTGTAAACATCCCAATCAGGGACTTAATCCCGTCTATGCCTACGGGAACTAGCGCACCAATGATTGTTTCTAAAATCATTACATTACCCCGCCACCAGCGGCAGGAACAGATGTCGCATGGATAGAAATATGTTGTTTCAGGTTTAAAGGGGCGTTACAGTCTGAGCAGACATCGGCTTGCAATTCGGCTTTATCTAAGTCGTAACCACAAGCCGAACACACCACTTCTATTTCGTGGTGCGGCTCAATTAGTCCACCTTCTAGCGTTCTAGCTTCTACGGTAACTTTCATACCATTTCAACTTCTACCCAAGATAAAGTAGCTTCGTCCCAAGAGTAGCGTTTGTCATCTGTAGGCATAGCTACTGGGGCTTCCCATAGGTAAGTAGTTGTGTTCATTGTCCAGCTTGGAAATGGTTGCGGTGCAGCAAAACCTGTGCCGTCAAAAGTGTAACCGATACCAGCATAGTTCTTATGCAACGGCTCACGACCACTAGGCTGTCCGTCTTGACCGTAGTGGATACCGCCACGGGTGTTATACGATGTCTGTACAAAATTAGCTGGGTCGCCCAATGCGCCAGTGGCAATAAAGTCTTCCTCTGCGACTACTACTTGGACTACAACACCGTTTTCAATTTTAGCAAAATGGCTCATTAGATTGATACTCCTAGGTTAATTGCTTTAAGTTGTTCTACTGTTGTTACTGCGGAAATAGATGCTTCTGTTGAATTTGCCCATGCAACGACTGCCGCACGATAAGTGGCTACATCAGCAGGAATATCAACGCTACGCTCTGCCTTACGGATTACGTACCAATCAGTATTTGCAAGAGTCATGTTTGTGTTGTGCTTGACTTTGGCAATCCACTGTGACTTTAAACCTTTAGTAATTAAACGCTTAGCACTATCTACCATAGCTGGTTTACCATCAACTTCACCCAAAACTTTCACATACATTGGGTTGCCGTCCTCATCGAACTCTTCACGGTCTTCCAGTTCTTTTGGTGTACCAGTAAATGAGCCGTCTGAATTTTGTGTTACCCAGTAGTATTGGTCGTCTGGGCGTATTTCATCTTGTCTAATAAACATATTAGTTCCTATCGTGCGTTAGCGTATTTAAAGGGATTCTCAGCCCAGCAAGCGTAAATATATGTACCGCCTGTATTGTTTATTTCTTGCAAACCCGAACCAAATCTAATTTTAAAACCATTTGAAAGAAAATCAAATGACCCTAGTGTTGTTTCAGCAGATGACGAGTTTGGAAATAATCTTGCACCCATTTCATTAAAAGTATTTCTAGCGCTATCATAAATAATCCAGCCAAATCCAGCACTTGAACTTTTAATCATTACAAATTTAGGTCTAAATCCTGTGTAAATGAATGGTCCATCAGCCGAGCCGTTGCCTGTGTACGAGCCAAATGCAGAGTAGCCAGCGATTGGCGCCCAGCAGTAGGCTACATAAGTACCACCACTTGCATTAACGTCAGTATAAGTTCCAAGACTAATTACGGAACTTGAAGGAAGTGTACTATTCCAAACAGTTGAACCTGAACTTGAAGAGACCGCATTGGTTAGGTTTAAATAAATATATTGAATAGAACTAAAATTGGTATGCCAAACAGTCCAAGATGAAGGTCCTGAATTCCTACGCTTAACAATTATCCAGCTGGGCGCAACACCTAAACCATGCCCAACAGTAGCGGCTGAACCTGTACCTGTATAAGTAACAATACTAAATCCGCTTGTTGTGTTTGCGGATACTGAAGAAGTTATTGTGCCTTGTGTGTTGCTAACAGCTGCGCCACCTGCTTTCCATTGCCATGCTACATTGGTAGATGTATTGTTGTTTATAGTGCTATTTGAGCCGACAGAAAATCCATTAGAATCAAATGAAGTTAAAGTGGTATTTAAAGAGGCTTCTGCATCTGTTGTTGCACTTATTAAATAATTGTAAATACCTCTAATTGAATCAAATAACAAATGAGTTGATGCGCCACTTCTCATTTTTGTCCATACAAAATCAGGCTGAAATGACTGTCCAGTCGCACCGTTTGTAATTACATTAGTGCTTCCGTTACCCGTATACAGGGTAGCGTTCATAAACAATTTTCCGTCAGGTATTGTAGGTGTAGGCATAGTCTTATAGATTAAAAGTGTTAAGGGCTAAATGATTAGCTGGGGCTGTGTAGGTGAACGGTTGCTGTCCGAAGTTAACTGAGTAAACACCATTACCAAAAATATCTCCAGCAAAAGTATAACTACCAGACAGTCCAGTAAATGCTACACCTTGAGAAACATTGTTTTTGTAGAATGTTAATGTTCCTGCATCCATGTCTAGAGCAACACCAATTACATCATTAGTTGTATAGGATGAAC